CTGCCAGCTTGCCGTTCTGCCCGGTCTTGAGCCAGCCGTTGAGCCAATACTCGACGCCGTTGATGTTGATGCTGCCGGTGTAGTCCGGCTGGTTCTCGCTTTGCTTGCGATCGTTCTTGGCTAGCAGGCCGCGGTTGGTGTTATCAAATTGCTTCACAGGCTCATCTCCTTTAGGGCTTTAGTCTTACGTCGAACTTCTTCGAGGAACTTCTCGACCTTCTCGGTCATGTTCAGAATGTCGGCTTGGTTGCGAATCACGCGGATCACGTTAAGGCGCAAACGCTCCGGCAGTTTCGGCTGGTATACGACGTAGTCGCACCAGTCTCTGCCGGTCACAGCGAGCTGCCATTGGATCTGGTTGTAGTGATCGGTCGGAACTTTCTTCGACTCGAGCAAGTCCAAGGCGGTCGCCGGCTGTACGCACTTGATCTCGATCAGGCCATCTTCGCCGACGAGGCCATCTGGTGAGCAGCCTGCCTCCAGTTTCGGGTGCCGGACAAATCCGGTCTGATCGACGATGACCGCATTACGAGCCATATAGGCGGCGCGCGCTTCATCCTCTGTATCAATGCCGTGCTGCATCGCGGGGCTCACATACGTCTCCGTAGGCTCTCCCGTGAGGCGCTCGCATACGAGCTGTGCCTGATAGTTGCGATACCCGGCTTTGCTGCTGTCCATCAGGACGTTGGAGATAGCACTCCCGGTCACAAGACCGAGGCGCGCCGAGTACCATTCTGGTGATCGTTGTTCCATTATTCCTCCGCTGAATGCCAATCGGTTTGCCGGCGCAGAAACGTCGGCCATGAAAGCGTGTCCGTAAACGAACGATCCTCGAGCAGGACATGGTTTGTGGGCTGGGCGGTGTATCGCCCGTTGGTGAGCTGCATGAAATAGAACTCCTTGGATTGCGTCGGTGTGGCGCTAAACGCATCACCGATCGGCACCAAGGTAAACAGGTAGTGTCCCTGATATTCACCGCTCTTGCACCGGGCTTTGCCGTTCATGCCAGCGAGGTACGGGTACTCGATCATGCTGAACTCGTAGCCGTAGGCGTCCCACGTTTGGGCGTCGGCGGCAGTCCACGGTACCGCGGTGTTACGGTGCGCAACCTGATGCAACGGCACGTTACGGTAAACCGCTCCGCACTCGAGCATCACATGGCACCCAAAGGCGCGACCCGGGTAGCAAGTCAGACCGAACCAGACGCCCTGCAACCAGTCGTGCTGGCCGAGGGCGTTGGGCTCCACCCAAACGTATTGGTGCGCTGGCAGCGCCCCTGCGTGGGTGTAGAACATCAGGCAAGCTCCTTCTTGCGAGCAGCAAACTTGTCGATGTAGTTCTGCCGGGTCGCCTCGGGCAGCGACTTGAACAGGATCGTCAGCGCGTCGATGCTGGTAGCCACGGCGAGCTTGGCATCGATCTCGGCGTCCAGCTCCTCGCGCTCTGCTTCCGGCAGATCCTCGCCGGCATAGATGTAAAGGCCGAGGCCGTGGATCGCGATGCACTTGGCAAGGCAGCGCATGATGGCGGTGTTGACTGAGAAGCTGTTCGGATTCTCGATCGCCTTGTTCTTCGGGTCGAGCACTGGCAACAGGCAAGTCTTGATGTCGCCCTTGATCTCGACCGAGACCTTGACCATCCCGGTGCCATCCTTGAGGTACATCAGCGGCAAGCCGTCGTACTCGTGAACCGTGTATCGAGCGGTCGGGTCGATCTTGAGTACCTCTGCCCAAGCCCAAGCCCAGCTCAGGTATGAGAGGCCGAGCTTCTTCTCGATGTGATCGTTGACGTTGATCTTGAGTAATTCGCTCACGGCAGGCTCCTGTAGATCTTGTCTAGTTCGGTTTCGATTATTGCGTTTAACTCGGCAAGCGCCCGGTCGCAGGCAGCGATGCGTTCCTGCTCGTCGCGTTCCTGCGCCTCGATCTCCTGCTGGTGCCACCAGCTCTGATCGTCGTTGCCCCAAGGTGCGTTATCGATGCGCATTGATGATCTCCTGTTGTGAGCAGCCGCCGTCACCGCACGGGTCGAGTGCGGCAGCTAGTAAGAACAGGACGATGAGCCCGATGAACTGCGGCCACGGCGACTTCATCGTTCTTCTCCCGCCATAGCCTGGACGCCGGCAACGTAGCCGTCAGCCTTGCCGAGAGCGTAGGCATATGTGATCGCGTGTTTGATGAGCGGGTCGAGCGACATATTGTCAACGAGATCGGCGAGATCCTTGGCGATGTTGTCGAGCTCGTTCTGGTAAGCACGAGGATTGGTATCGGCGTTCATGCGGCCTCCTGCAAAGCCTTGACTACGGGAATCCACTCGGCAAAGCGCGCCGGGTCGCGCTCGACTTGCTCGAACAAGTCCGGCTGCTCATCGGGATTAGCGCGGAAGAACTTGATCTCGCAGCCGACGCAATAGTCGTCGCAGACCGCTTCTACGATTCGGCATTCAAAGCACCAAGCGTTATTCATGTCCGTCTCCTGTGTTGTTTTGCTCGACGGGAGAATGTTAGCACAGGCTGCTATCTCTATGTCAACAGTTGCTAACAAATTATTTTCTGGGCATCATGCGCGGCAGGAGGATCTATGACATTCACGGAACTACTGTCCCATTACGGGACGCAAGCAGAGATCGCCCGGGCGTATGGCGTTAGCCGTGCCTCGGTCAATCGATGGGCAAAGACAGGCGTGGTGCCGGAGCTGCGCGTGTTGCAGTTTGAGCGCAACCAGAACCCGCAGGAGCGGCGGCAGGAGCGCAAGCGCCTACAAGTCGAGGCTGCCCGTCGATGGGCTGAGAAAGGCTGAGAATGTCCAGAAACGACAAACCCCCTCGCGGGGGCTTGACGGCTGACACGGGGTCAACTATTTTTCCATCGGGGGTTGATGGTGAGGATAGGGTAGTGCGGTGTGCTACTCCTGTCAAACACCTTCAATCCCTCGGCTGTTCTGGTCGGGGAAACTACGCGCAGAACCAGCTTAAATTCAGACCGGGGCGGTGGGCCTCTGAACGCGCAGCGTGTCGTCGGGAAGCGCGAACCACAGCAGAGCAATCTGCGAAAAGTAGCCGACAGCGGATGGCTCCGTCAGTCATCAATTCCGCACGATCCAGCGTTAGGCGCATTCCGTCTACGCTCCGTGCGGATTCACCATCAGTCATCTAGGTCTAAATCAATAACTAACAGGAGATACAGTCATGGGTGATGAGTTCATGTATACACCTAGCGTATATACACAGAAACCTGAGAAGAAAACTGAAGATCGTAGTGATTATGCTGTTAAGAATTCAGCAGAGTACTGGGCTACAGCAGTTAGTGAAAATCCCCTTAATCGTCTACGTCTACTCGATGCCAAACTTGCTAGACCCGGTGTTGATGTCGAATCCATCAAGGCTCGTGCTGGTGAACTGATCCGTGAGATCGGTGCTGCCAAGGTTCTCGGTGATCCTGATTGCGTCGGACTCGTGCGACAACTGTTCGGTCAACGCGGTGTCGATCGTTTGAAAGAGAGGGCTTCAGCATGAACGACCCTACCAATCCATTGCATTACAAGGCTGGTGACATCGAGTGCATCGATGCGATCCAAGCACAGCTCTCGCCTGCTGAATGGCGCGGATACCTTCGAGGCCAGATCGCTAAATACAACTGGCGACTCGGCTTGAAAGATTCCATCGAGCAGGACGCAGCCAAGCTGCTGTGGTACGCATCCATGCTAGCTGGGAGAGACCCTCGTGTGTGAAGACGCATACCGTAGGCTCTGGGCCTCGGTGCTGTATCAAGCGATCGCTGACGCTAACCGCAAAGGCATCGCTCGAGCAGCCCTGTACTGGATCTATTCGCCGCGCGATGAAGCCGGAAGCTTGCGCTGGATCTGCGATATGCTCGATTACAACTACAACGAGGTGCAGAGACTATGCATGACTCGAGCAGGACGATCAGAGATTTTACGGAGGGGTCGTGTTAGAGCTAACCCTACCTTGGCCGCCTTCGATTAACCATTATTGGCGCAACTATCGTGGCCGCACCGTGATCTCGAGCGACGGTCGGCAGTACAGGCTGGACGTATCCTATCGGATACTCGAGCAGGGAATCCCGCGGGATAACCTCAACTGCCGGCTGCAAGTGACGATCGATGCGTACCCACCGGACAAACGACGGCGCGATCTGGACAACATCCAGAAGGCGCTGCTCGATGCGATCGTAGCCGCTGACGTTATCGAGGACGACAGCCTAATTGACGCGCTATCCATCACCCGGCACGAAGCCTGTGAGGATGGCAAAGTGATTGTGAGAATCAGACCTTATGCCAAAGCGATGTGAAGTTTGCGGGGTGGAATACACGCACCGTTGTTGGAACACGAAATATCACTCGATCATCATCGAAATAGAAAACAAGAACACCGTTCGAAAGCTCATTCAGAAACTAGGAGATGGCATCGATGAAGGAAGAAAATCTGCAAAGGCTCTGGGCCGAAGTAAGAAATCTAAATCAACAACTTGCAACAGTTCACCGCGAAATATCCCGCGTCGAACTTGGTTTGCCGGAACCCTTCGACTTCGGTAAAGATTGGGTACCGCCTTATCTGAGGGAAGGGTCATGTATACCGTTACGGACGACGATGTTACCGACGAAGAATTGAACAACGTAGATACCATCGTGACGCTCGCGATCGCTTGGCATACCATGCGTGAATACGAACGGGTACTGAAGCGGATCTCAAGATGGCAGGATGAT